ATGGTTCTTTTTACCCCAAAAACGCCACAGAAAGCCACTATCGGCTCGAATCGGATGAGAACTAGTCATGACGGCTGAAAACGGCTCTATCGGGCTCACAGGGGCTAAGGAAGGGGTAGTAGAACCGCGTTATGGGTCTCAAGTACCCAGAATCATGTCTCCAAGCCTAGATTTACCTTCTAGGGGTCAAGAGATGATTGAGTTTTGCAATGAGATCGGCTTTCCCTTGCTACCCTGGCAAGAACTGCTCGCTATTGAGAGTTTGAAATATAAAGCCGATGGCAGATGGGCTCATCCCCTAGTGGGCATCATGCTTCCGAGACAACAGGGCAAATCTACATTCATGGCGCTTAGGATCCTGTTTGGCATTTACCGACTCGATGAAAAGATGCACCTGGCAACGGCTCACAAACTAACGACCTCAGCTGAAATCTTCTTCAAAGTCGGACAGATGATTGAGGATAGCCATATCCTTCAAGAGAACTTTTTAAAGAAGTACGAATCTAAAGGAAGCCAAGAAATCCGCTTTAAAAATGGCGCTCGTTACTTAATCAGAGCGGGTAACTCAGCTGCTCGTGGTATTGCAGGCCCAGATGTTATCCATATTGACGAATTACGAGAATTTGATACTGAGGATGTTTGGTCAAGCATGCGCTTTACTCAGATGTCCAATAAAAACCCGCAAGCCTATTTCTACAGCAATGCGGGTCATGCTGGATCGGTTCTATTGCTCAAATTCAGAGAACGAGGACTAGCCGCTGCTTCAGGGGCAGATGATTCTATTGGCTGGTTTGAATGGTCGGCTGAACCAGGTGCGGCAGTTGATGATAAAGAAGCCTGGTATCAAAGCAACCCATCATTAGGGCATACAGTCCATGAGGACAATATTAAAGATTCTCTGTCAGACCGTGAGGATATATTTAGGACAGAGATCCTTTGCCAATTTGTTTCGATGATTAATCCAGTCATTTCGGAAGCCGAATGGAAGAAGTGCAAGGATGAATCTTTCAAGCTTGATCGTGAAAAAGATACCTGGATGGCTATTGATTTAAGTCCAGACAGAAAACACGCAAGTTTAGTTGCAGGCCAAAGAATCGATGGCGATAGGTTCATGGTTGCCCTTTTGCAGACCTGGTTTAACCCAGTTTCAATTGATGATAAGCAAATGGCAAACGATATTGCTCCCTGGGTTCGAAAGTTCCCTGTTAATTATGTGGCTTACTCCAAATCAACGGCTGGGGCTGTAGCAGCTCGATTAGCGCCAGCGGGTATCCCTGTTTATGAGATTAACTCTCAGGATTATCAACAAAGTTGCGATGAGTTCGTTTCAGCCGTTTCCAGCGGTCGAATCGTCCATGAAGGCCAAGAGGAATTAGATAAGCAAGTGCTATCGGCAGTCAAACTCCAAAGAGGCGATGGCGGATGGGTCATGGGCAGAAAAGCCTCTGGGATAATCTGTGGAGCTGTATCGGCTGCAATGGTGACACATTTTGCGACACGAGCAGAAACAGAAGTTGATATTCAAATAGGTTAATGGTAAGGAAAATAGTGTATAATTTCTGCAATGGGAATCAAAGAGATCTTTATACCGAAGTCTGCGCCTGAGCAAATAACAGTCGATGCCGCTTCGGCACCTGCACCATTTAACAATACTTCATCATTCAACCCATTTACTTTTACACCATCAACAGCTACTCGCGGACAGGCTATGGCGGTTCCAACAATTGCTCGCGCTAGAAATATTATTTGCTCAACGCTTGCAGGGTTGCCATTAGAAGTTTATTCAAAACTCAATGGCTCACATGTACCAGCACCTTCAGTAATCAATCAACCAGATCCACGAGTTCCGGGCTCTGCTATTTATGCTTGGCTTGCTGAAGATATTTGGCTACATGGAATTGGTTACGGCCAAGTCCTTGAGCAATATGGAGATACAGGACGGGTTCGCGCATGGACTCGTGTTGCACCAGATCGCGTTACACCAAAATTAAATCATAAGCAAACAGAAATTATTGGATACCAGGTAGATGGTTCAGTAGTTCCAAATCAAGGTGTTGGATCTTTAGTCGTATTTTACGGATTAGATGAAGGTTTGCTTAACAGAGCAGGCCGCACAATTCGCGCAGCTCATGCTTTAGAGCAAGCAGCAGAAACATTTGCTAAAGAACCAGTACCGTTGCAAGTATTAAAGTCAAACGGAACAAATCTTCCAGCAGAGCGCATTACAAAACTTCTTGAGTCATGGAGAATGGCAAGACTGAACAAATCTACTGCATTTCTAAATGCAGATGTTGAATTGCAGGCGCTGGGCATCGACCCCGCAAAACTCCAGCTGAATGAAGCTCGTCAATATGTCGCGCTCGAATTGGCTCGCGCCTGCAACCTTCCTGCATATTTTGTAAGCGCAGAAACAACAAGCATGACTTATAGCAACGCTATTTCGGAGCGTAAAGCCCTTATCGACTTTTCAATGAAATATGTTTTAACAGCAATTGAACAAAGATTATCTATGCCTGATTTTGTATCTAGCACTACAGAGGTTCGCTTCTCGCTAGATGAATTTTTGCGTGGAGATCCATTACAGCGCGCTCAAGTCTATGAAATCCTGAATCGTATTGGCGCAATGAGCGTTGAGCAAATTCAAGAAGAAGAAGATTTGATCGATAACAAGGAGAACAGCTAATGAAGATAACAATGCCAGTAACGCTTACAGCGGCAGATACAGAATCTCGAATCATCGCTGGTCGCATCGTTCAATGGAACGCTAAAGGTAACACTTCAGCAGGTGCAACAATGTTTGAGCCAAATTCAATTAAGTTTTCTAAAAATGTTAAATTAGTTTTACAGCATGACCAAACTCGTCCATTGGGTAAATTGATGGAATGGTCTGAAGATGAAACAGGCATTACAGCATCATTTAAGATCGCTAAGACAACAGCAGGCAACGATGCATTAGAAGAAGCTGCTACAGGGCTTCGTTCAGATTTTAGCGTTGGCGTAGATGTTGAGGACTGGGATAACAAGAATGGCGTTATGGCTATTAGCGCATCCAAACTCATCGAGGTCAGTTTGGTCACAGACGGCGCAATACCTGGCGCTGAGGTGCAAAAAGTCGCAGCTGAAGAAAACAAAGTTTCTGAACCCGAAGTTCAGGATGAAACATCAACAACCACAGAAGGAGAACAAGTGTCAGACACTACCGTTCCAGAAGTCGCTCCTGCCGCAGAAACGGTAGAGGCTGCTAAGGTTGAAGTAAAGGCTGCAACAGCACCTTACACTTCAGTCAAAGTTCGTAACCCAATCGTGGATAAGGCTTCTTATCTCGAGCATTCAGTTCGCGCCTCTCTAGGTGACGATACTTCAAAGATGTATGTTGCAGCAGCAGCAGATGTCACAGACAATGCAGGCTTGGTTCCAACACGCCAGCTAACAGAGGTAATCAACGGCATCTCAAATGCAGATCGTCCATTGATCGACTCAGTATCACGCGGCGCTTTGCCAGATGCAGGAATGACATTTGAAATTCCTAAGATCACAGTTGCACCAACAGTTGCTATTGCAGCTGAAGGCGGAACACCATCAGAGACAGACCAGAACGCAGCGTTCGTATCTGTTGATGTTAAGAAGTTCATTGGCCAGCAGACATTTAGCCTTGAGCTACTAGATCGCAGCTCACCAGCGTTCTTTGCTGAGTTGGTTCGTCAAATGGAATACGCATACGCAAAGGCAACAGATGCAGCCGTTGGATCAGCACTTATCGCAGGTGGAACAGATGGCGGAAACCGCACTCTAACCACAGGCGCTCTAGCAGCAGATTTCGTAGCAGATGCAGCAGTATCTATCTACACAAACACTCTAGGATTTGCACAGAACATCGTGGTAAGCCCAGAGCAATGGGGAGTCCTAATGGGCTTGGTCGATTCTTCAAACCGTCCAATCTTCCAGCAGACAATCAACCCACAGAACGCAGGCGGAGACCTAACTGCAACAGCAGTTCGTGGAAACCTTCTTGGTCTAAACCTTCGCGTAGCTCGTAACCTATCAGGTACAGGCGATAACTCAATGATCATCGTAAACCCAGATGCTTACACATGGTACGAGTCACCTCGTCTATCACTACAGACAAACCTAATCTCAACAGGTCAGGTTCAGGTCGGATACTACGGTTATGGCGCAATTGCTACAAAGATCGCAGCAGGCGCATACCGTTACATGGTTGCATAGTAACTAACTAATCATGGGGGGGCGGTTGCTCCCGATCGCTCCCCCAGTCGTTTATTGAGAGGAATTGGAAATGGCAACAATAGTCACACCAGCTGAATTGCGCTCTGTGCTTGGCGTTTCCAGTTCCCTCTATAACGATGCTTATTTAACAGATGTAATCGATACGGCTGAGGCAGTTATTTTGCCTATGCTAGTTAAGTATTCAAGTCCTATCGATACAGTTACATTGCAGGACAACATCGCAACATATGGAGTTTTAGGCGATAACAATTTTGCAGAGGGTCAGAGCGTAGTCATTACAGGCGTTGGCTCCCCATTTAACGGAACATTTACTATTCTTGAATCAAGCAACATTGACATTGAGGATTTTATTGTTCGATCAAGCTCACGCATTTATTTAGATGGCGCTTACAGAGAATTTAACGGTTTCTTTACTGTAGCAATTACAAACGCAAACATTACAGAGAGGAAAGTAATTCCTTCAGGCTTAGCAACTCTTTCAGGCGCTTCTACTTATGTAGGAAACGCAGCCGTAGAGTCAGCAGTCCTAGCAGTATCAGTAGAAGTATTCCAATCCCGTATCGCTCCTGGTGGACAGATCGAAGGCGTAGACTTTACGACTGTTAGCCCATATCGCTTAGGCCGTAGCTTGTTCAATCGAGTGTCAGGACTTCTCGGAGCGTTTATCGATACCGATTCAATGGTGCAGTAATGCCTAACACGATCCTAGATACAGTACGCCAGCCTTTAGCAACAGCCTTTGCAAGCGTTGCAGGCAATGTTTATGCCTATGTGCCAGAGGCTCCTATGGTTCCTTTTGTAGTGACTGTTCCAGATTCACCATATTTAGAGCTTGAGACTATCAATAAGTCTACGCTGCACATTAAGATTAATTTAGTTATATCTGTAGC